TGTGGTTTACCAATATCCACAAACTTACCTTTGGTCATTTTTTGAATTTGGAATTTACCATCTTTGGTCTTGATAATTTTAATAGTTCCTTCTTTGGATGCTTCATCAAGGTCAACTGACTCTAGTTTCAAAAGAGCTCTCTTAATGCTTTCTTTAATATCTACTATAGATGCTGCCATATCACCAGTTGCAAATGTTACTTTACCATCTTTTTTGTACATGAATCGTTTTGCACCTGTTGGATTTCCTTTGGCAGCAAGAGTAATCTTTTCTACTTGACCATTACGAACAGTACCTTTTGATTTAACAGTAAACTCTATAAAATCTGTACCTTTTTCTAATGTAGAGTCATATTTGATTTTAACTGTATCTTTACTTTTTAATTTGTCAAACATTTTAAGTAACTTAGGGTCAGTCATTTTCATTGATTCATCAATTTCAACTTCTTCTTTGAGTTGCGACTTATCTACTTTATCACCAATACTCTGTGCAGTCTTTAATCTTGCAATTTTAAGTGGTGAAACATCTTTTAACCTTTTCTCTAAAGAACGTCTATTTAGATTCATTTCTTTTTCATCACCTATTGCATAGATTTTCATATCTGTACCAACAAGAGCATATGTCATTTTTGGTGCTTCATCTAAACCAAATTCAGGCCTGTAGGGCTCAACGATTCTAGAAGATTTATCTTCTTCAGTTACATTGTATTTTTTACCAGAAACCACGAAAGTTTTCTCACCCTTATCTCTTGCAGACTTGAGTGCCATTCCAAATTCATTACCCTCATCTCTTTCGTCTTTAGGTTTCTCTCCCTTTTCTTTCTTGGAGATTGCAATTGCAGCTTGTTGTGCCATTGATACTGCTTCACCAAACAAATCAGGCTGTCCACTACGAAATTTTTCTGCTTCTTTAGCACTATTATGTGGTTTACCAATATCCACAAATTTACCTTTGGTCATTTTTTGAATTTGGAATTTACCATCTTTAGTCTTGATAATTTTAATAGTTCCTTCTTTGGATGCTTCATCAAGGTCTTCGTTTTGTCGTTTAAGGACAGCAGCAACTTGAGGGTGGTCAGACAATCCCTTTTTCACCTTCTCAATAGCATTAACTGCACCAGTCATATTACCCTTTGCATATCTAGGGTCAGATGCAATACCAATCGCCATTTTAATTTCTCTAGGGGAAAACCCTTCATCAAGACTAAATCTTCTAACTTCGTTTAATAATTCTGACATTCTCATGTTCTTATCCTTTCATCAAATCTGTAACTGATTTGGTACTCCAAAATTTACAAGACCAATATCCTGCTGTTGTTTTATCTTTTTTCTGATCGCAATTGTGTCTTGCACGAAAATTCTTTCTCGCTTGTGGGTCATCTCGTTTAATTGACATATTTGGATCACCAAACTCAACTTTTACAACATTACCCTTATCATTCTTGACATAGACCTTATATTTCTTAACATCACCTCTTGTAGGATTATTTAGTTCTTTTCCACTCTTATCATCTTTTTCAGTCATTTCACCCCAAGCGTTCTCCATAGAGTTATACATTCTCATTCTATAATCACCTTTTGCTTTATCACCTTTTGATTTATCTGCATCATTCTTATCTCTTGTTTTCATATAATCCATCATACTCTTTGTTCTTGCATACTTTGATTTCTTTCTAGGTTCATAGAGATTGTCTGTTCCTTTGACTTTTTTTAGTGCCTCATCAAATTCTTCTTGTGTCATTGACTCTGGAACACAGTTAGGAACTTCTTTTCCACCTTTCATCTTCATACCAACTTGTTTGTAATTATCCCAACATGGGCCCTTTGCTTCGTGGACTCCATCTGCACAATCATCACAACATACACCCATCTTTTCTAACATTGATTCTTTGACTTCTTGTAGTTTCCACCACCAGTCATCTCCATGTCTTAGTTCATAAGATGCTCTTGTTGTATTTGACTCAAACCATTCTTGAACACTCTCTGGCCCTAGAACCTCATGTCCTTTTGTTTTCTTCTTTGGTATCATACCTAATTCTGTTTCTTCTGGGTGGTGTGATGAGTTCACTTGTTTTGCAAGGTCTTTGTCTGCCTTACCCCAAGTACCAGATGATTTAGTAACAAAAGAATTAACTCTTGCAAATGCCCATTGTTGTGGAGTAGTGCCAGGTCTGTGTCCAGTCTTCCATGCAGCCATTCCTCTGTCGTATACTTTCTTTAGAATACCATAAGGCATACCAGACTTTTCTGCTTTAGTTACAAGACCTTCAATCTTTTCATCTAACTGATAAAAATCCATATCTAACTCCTCATTCTTATCTTGATATGCAGCGATTGCCATATCTTTTCTTTTTTCTTTTGACTTACCTTTGAACTGTGGTGCATCAGACTTTTTGAAATCATCAATATAATCTCCCATGTCTGCACCAGCAGGAAGTTTCTCACCAAACATCTGTTTGAACTTCTTAGTATGAGTGGATTGTTTAGTTGTTGCATTTGCATCGCCAGGTGCAGGCCCAGTTTTCTTTTTATCAAAATGTCTTGCACGAGCTTGTTTGGTAGACTTTGACATATCATCACCTTCAGTATCTTTTGCATAATACTTTGCTGGTTGTGTACCATCTCTACCTTTAATATCTTTATCTTGTTTGACTTCTCTAAGTCTTGGTTCTCTACGATTATCAGATGGGTCTTCGTTTTTAAGATTACTTGGGTCATTGTTCATAGGATTGTTATCTTTATGTCCTACATCCATACCTTGTATTACTTTGTCACCCATAACTCTACGAGCTTTGTTTCTAGAAGAACGTCTTGCAATTTGTTCTGGTGTACCTTGATAGTTTGCATACTCTTTCTTATAATCTCTCTCGTTAATATCATACAACCAAGTCTTATGTACTTTACCATCTTCAGAAACAAATGAAAGATAGTTTGTACCCTTATTGATTACTTTACCACTTACACCTTTTGATTCTACTATATCTCCAATGTTCCATAGTTTTCCAGTAAGATATAAATCTCTGAGAGATTCAAAATCTGTCATCTCTCCCATATCTCGTTCTTCACGAATACCCATATTCTTACGAACATCATTGTAGAGTTTTTGTGAATCTTTGAAACTAGATGGTACACCAGTTTTGAACGAATCAAAATCACCAGCAGAAGCTGCGTCTCTCATCTTAGATGCTGACATACCACTGACACCCTCTGAGTCTGGATCACGTTCACCAGCAGAGAGAACTTCTATATTATCAAAACTATAATAACCATGTGCAGATTTAACACCATTATACTTATTAAGTAATCTATTAAATTCAGCAACTCTATCAGAACCAACAACCATTATAAGAGTGCGATGGCCTTTATTGTGTAGGGTAACAGCGACTTCGAGTGCTGTACGCTCTTTACCAACAATAATATTACTTTTATATTTTGGAAACATCTTCCTCATATAAGCAGTCTTTAGTGCATGAGGTAGAGGGTCTTTTTTTGGATTTTGTGAGTGTGAAGGATACACATACATCACAGAACCAGCGTTCTTAGATTGTTGTTTTGCTGTAGCAGCTATAAGTTTTTCGTGACCTGTGGTTGGTGGATTAAAACGACCAAAAGTAAATACTGCGGCATCGCCCTTAGCTTCTACTATATCCCTAAAATTTTTCATTTATCCCATGCCTTTACTGCGGTGAAGTTATTAAAAGAAAACTCCATGCGATCTACAAGTTTGACCGCACCACCACTAACTCTATCAATAGCAACATAACCCTCTGGATTAGTCACTTTAAACCCATTTGCGGTCTTTATGAACGTATCAGTCAAACCCTTTACACTATTTAGTTTATTTACAATTTGTGATTTTGCATCAACTAGATAATTCTGAAAAGTAATAATTTGTACTAGATTGTTAGTATGTTTACTTACTTCTCTCATGTATTCTTTTTGCATATTATTATATTTATCTTTCCCTTTATCGCTTTTAGCTTTATCAATTTGTTTTTGAATTGACATTTCAACCCACTTAACATATCCCTGTGCGTGTTGCTTTGGATTTTTAATTGTTTCCCCAGCACGAACCTTACTATTGTTATAGGTTTTGAGTGAAGCACCAGCGATTGCTCCTGTCATACTGTCTTGTAGATTAAGAAACTTCTTTAACATGGGTGCATTGATTTTATTGAAAGTAGAACCTGTAGACGATAGTGATGCAGTAACCTTTTGAGTTTCTTTGTCAGTCATTGTAGCTCTACCAGAAACATCTTTATATGTAGCATCATCCATCCATATAGAGGAAGACTTTTTAAGTCCACTAATGTTTGCACCAAATGATGCCTTCATTGATTGTAACTCTTTACCTGTATATGTTGTATGCCAAACGATACCAATTTTTGCTCTTTTTATTTGATTGCCCATATCACTATCAACAGGAACCGCGTACACAATTGTATTGGGTTGAAATGTAAAGTATGAAACTCCATCAATCTTTGAAGTTTCAACATCATCATCAGTGAACATAAGATCACCTTGTAACACACCTTTGATACCTAGTTTTGAAAACTCTTTAAGAGCAACTTTAAATTTTGAATTAAGTGTTCCAGACAAATCATCATCAATTTCTTTTAAAGATTTGTATAGTTTAGGATTAACATTAAATACTGATTTTTTTGCAACAAAGAATTTACCATCACTAGGATCAATACCTGCAAAGATTGCTGGAGCTCCATCCCACTTGACTGTCATATTAATTGAAGACCTAGCATTACCTGCAAGCATATCCCTTAATGAACGTAGGAAGTTGATAGCAGCTCGACCACCCTCAACACCATAGTTGAGGATTTCATCTTCCAGATGTTCTAGGTGTAAATTCTTACCACCTTTGTCTTCGTTTAATTGAGAAAATTTCATCATCGTTTCAATAACTCTTTAAATTCTTTTGTTGGTGTTGCTAAGAAGTTAGGTGCTGCCCTAAAGTTTCCCTTG